TAATCTTTAAATTAGGATTAATTTCAGAAAAGTTTTTTAATATCTCTTTTGTATTATCACTTAATTTCATTATATAGTTTCTCCTTAATCATTAGGGTTGTTTAACTTCTCTGCCGCTGGGTTTCGAAGTTCGTTGTCATTCCATTTACCAATGTCATATTCGAGTAGGTCTTCTTGTAAAGTATCAAGTAAAGACTTATCATTTGTATAATGGTCTTGGGACAATTGTATTATGGCATAGTGAATAACTTTCAACAAATCTTTTTTGTTTTTGCCTTCTTTTTTGCCATATCGTTGAGCATATTTTAAAATATTGCCCATACAGAAACCTTCACCATGTCCTTGTTCAATGATGATTTCAGTAGCTTGTTTTTGAGTTGTGGAATAATGTGAACGATATGTTTCGTCAATATATCTTTTTACATCATCTAAAATAATATTTTCTTTAAATTTATACATCATATAATTATATCAGGTTTTAGTTTAAAAGTCAAGGGCGGAGATATACTCACCGCCCCTATCTATTTTTTATGCAATATCAATTGTTCTTGGTTTCTTAGCCTCTGGGACTATTTTTTCCAATGCAATAGATAACATACCATCTTTCATTTCAGCACCTCTTACTTCAACATCATCAGCAGTTGTGAATGATCTAGTAAAATGTCTTTTGGCAATGCCTCTATGAATTGTATCTTTATCATCCTCATCTTTATGAGTTGATTTAATTGTGATAGTATTATCAGCATATTTCACCTCAATATCATTTTTATTATAACCAGCAAGTGCCATTTCAATTGTCCAATTGAGATCGTCTTTACCTTTTATGATATTGTATGGTGGAAAAGTTGTTGATCTATTATCTACATAATGATCAAACTGTGAGAACAAATCGTCAAACCCAATTGTAAATGGTCGAAGATCGTTCCAAATAGATAAGTTTCTTGTCATATTTTCTCCTTTATAAGCAAGTTAAAATTGATACCCTTAATGGCGTATCAATAATATTTATATAGTTATTATATTTCATTTTTCAAGTGGCAGTTTTTTTCGAGATACTGCCAAACTCAAATTGTGTTGTCTATTACGAGAGGCAACACTCATGAGGTCTTACGAACCGCCTCATGACTATTTATGCTTATGCATAAACTGATGGTTCTAAAGCGGCAAAGCCAGCAGCGATAAGCGCTTTAGATGGAGTACCTATTCTGTAATAAGTACCAGATTTGTTTTTGTTGATATAGACACAATGTCCTTCCTCACGGATTTTATCAACAACCGCTCTAGGTCTAGAGAGGTTATACTTGTTCTGAGCTTCAGACCAAGTCACACTGTCACCTCTTAACAAAGCGTTAAGAAATTTAGTGCTGTTTGCAAGTTTACGTCTACCCATAATAAAGGTTCCTTTCTTGGTTAATCAAGTCGCTCTTGTAAGCGTCTTAATTTGTTTAAACGTTTAAGACCCTCTTTGGCCTTACGTTGTCTCTTTAACGTAGGTTTCTCATAGAATTGTCTACGTTTTAATTCTTTTAATAAACCATCTTTCATAACTTTCTTTTTAAGTTGCCTGATGGCTTTTTCTACATTATTGTTTCGTACTTTTACCTCTAATGTCATTTTACCTCACCTCCTTTAATGAAGGTGGGCATTTCTGCCCACCCACGAGGTCTACATTATGAACGATAGATTTAAGCAAGGTTGTCCTCACTTTCCTCACTATCATTGGAAGGTCCTTGATTTAGTTCTTCTATACTTACGCCGGAATCGACTTTAGTATATAAATCAAGGAAACTATTTTTGGTATCGTCATCAAATCTGTTGACACATACCTCAACCGCTTTAAGTTTGTTCTTAAAGATTGCATAAGCATTTACTATATGAACCAATCTTCTGGTTGCAATGATTTCGTCAATACCACCATCGAAGAATGTTTTTCTAATAACCTCAGCCCACTTAACTAAATTAGATGTAAACTGATTGTCTTTAAGACCGTAATGTGACATAACATTATCTAAAATCTTTGTTTCGATTTTAGCAGAAGGATATGCCTGCTCAAAGGTAACAGGAAATCTCTCAAGGAATGCTTCGTTGAGAATATTAGTACCAATGAACCTACCGTCATCAGAACCTTTACCTTTAGTATTTGCGGTTGCAAAAATTTGAAACCCGTCTTTAGGTTCAACAAACTGACCTATCTTTTTAAGAAAGATACCATTGCCTTCTAGAATAGGTTGTAAACACATAATCTTGTTAGAGGCAAGGTCAATTTCGTCTAGTAATAATACGGCACCTTTTTTCATTGCGTTAACAACAGGACCGTCATGCCAGACAGTTTCACCATCTTGTAATCTGAAACCACCAAGTAAATCGTCTTCGTCAGTTTCGATTGTAATATTAACCCTAATCATTTCTCTTTTAAGTTCGGCACATGATTGTTGTACCCCAAGAGTTTTACCATTACCAGATAGACCAGTAATGAATGTAGGATAAAAGATACCAGACTTAACAATGTTTTTGATATCTTTGTAATTACCAAAAGGTACAAAGGTGTCTTCTTTATTAGGCACCAAGTTTTCAGTAGCACTTTCAGTAGTTTGAATTTGTTTAGAGATTTTTTGTTTAACCTCTGGAATGGAAACTTCTTGTTTCACATTTTTAGATGGGTTTACAATACCATTAACAGGTAACTTGTAAACACCTCTAGATAATCTAAACTGAGGATCTTTAATCAACCATGCAGGTGATGATTTCATACCTAGTTTAGCGTTAACTTGCTTAATTTGTGATTTCTCTATTGTATCAGTAGAAAACATTTCATAAGCAGTATTAACATACTCTAGTTGTTTTTCATTTAGTTTATTCATAATTTGACCTTTCATAATTATATAGCTATGCTATCAGGAAGATAGCGATTTGTCAACAAATAATTTGGTATAATACCAAAATAAAAAGTGTTATTTATCAACGATTTATCTAGGGTGCGACAATCCTGACCAATTTTGTTCTTATTTTGTTCTATCATTATGCCACCCTTTCAACAAATTTATTCAATAAAACTCTAGACATTTTTTTCTGTTTGAAAGATTTTGCCCATGCTTGTTTCATTTTACTTGCTGTCATATCGGAAGATATCTCAGCTTCTGTATCATCTATTTTAATATTATTTCTAGTGGTAATAAACAATTCATCATAACCAATATCAGTAAATGTTACCACTTTGTTTTTTCTTAATTCTGTTTTTGCGTCTTCATATGGTGCATAACCATCTTTTTTAGAAAAGTTATTTACATCCCAATAATTTAATTTTCTACCACACACATAATAACCAATTACAGTTGAACCAGTTTTATGTTTAAAGTAATTTAAAAACTGTTTGTGATAACCATGATGATGTGATCTGTAACTACCCCCACCATATTTGTAAGTTCGAGTACCATCTTTGAAATACACATCATACATATAAGTTTCTATGTAATCTATTTTACCATGGTCATTTAACATAGTTGCTTTACCCATAGTGTGACCTGAACCATCTGTTAAAAAGATTGTATTCATTTTTTGTATTTTGTTTTTCTGTATAAATTTATTTACAACACCAACTGATTGATAAATTGCACTATCAAGTGGAGTACCACCAAGTCTTAAAGCGGAAGGAGTATAAAAACTATTATAATTTTCTCCGTCATCTGGTTGATGAAAATATCTATTGGTTCTAAAGTTAACATTATATTCTAAAGCAATTTGATAAAGGTTAGCCATCGCTTCTTGATACTTAACGTTTTTCATATCAGAATTAACAAACTCTAATAATGATACGTCTTCTAACATTAATAAACCTTCTTTGTCGTAATGATAAGGTAATCTTTCATATGCATGATTAAATCTACTAGAAACATATTCATCATCAGGTTTTGTAAAATTCTCTTTATTGGTATCTGAAAAAGCATAAACCGCAAAAGGTATATTTACTGCTTTACAAAACATAACCAAGTTCATAGTTTGAACTAAAGTATCATACATTTTGTCACCCATAGAACCAGACCAGTCAACAATCATAATCATACCGTGATTTTTTGCACCAGGTTCAATTTGTACTCTTGCGAATATATCATCATTATATTTGTAAGAATGTAAAGTATTTGTATTGATAACACCAGTTCTAGCTGTTCTAGTTCTAACATAAGCGTCAGCAGCTTTTTTCATTTCAAATTCTTTAACCATGTAATTCACAGTTCTCATTTGTTCATTTTTGAATTTCTTAAATGTTTGTATTCTATCTGCCATAGAAAAGTTTGGATTAATTTTTTCAATCTTTCTAGAAATTAAGTCGTAAGGTACAACAGCGTCTTTACATTTTGGTAACTGTAAATAAATATTTTCTTTAATACTCTTATCAGTTTTTGCCATAGACTTTTTGTTTTGTTCGTTGGCATGATCTGTTAATGCTTCGTTACTACCTACTTTGTAACCACCTTCTCGACCACTTGATTGACCTTTGCTTTCTTCTTTGTTTTCTTTTTCTTCTTTACTATCTGATCCTGCGGAAGATTGCTCGTCTTCTTGTTTATCATTATCAGATTCAGATGAGGAAGTAGTTTCCTGATTTTGCTCTTGTTGCTCATCACTATCACCATTACCTTCTGATTGTTGAGATTGTTCTTGTTCTTGGTCACCTTGACCTTGACCAAGTTCATTTCTCATTTCCTCTTGAAAAAGATATTAAGTCTATCAATAAATCTCATACCGTTAACATCTTTGTCTTGTGTTTTGAAAAAATCTTTTTCTATTAATTCTTTATATGCTCTAAAATAGGATCTTCTTAAACCAGGATATTTGATTTTCATTTTTTTGTCGATACGGATATCTTCGACTACGTTAAAATAAGAATGTGGAATTTTGTATTTGTTGTTTTTTTCTAAATCTCTAGGAGTATATAAAGCATGACCAACCTCATGACCAGTTAACATATCGTATAAGTCATTAGACATTTCTTCCCAGATTGGAAGACATAAAGTTCTAGTTTTAGGAATAAAATATGCTGTCTCTACTTTTTGATGAATAACGTTAATATTCTCA